TTCCACCTACACCCCCAGCTCCTCCAGTATTTCCAGCGCCTCCACCTCCACCACCCGCAAACGCAGCAGTAGTCGAACTTCCCGTCCCACCAGCACCGCCTACACCTCCTGGACCAGCCGCACCTCCACCACCCGCCCCGCCATCATGATTACCCCCAAAACCTGAGCCAAAACCACCCTGCCGAACAACCACATTACCTATATCATTAGTCGTCGCCGTCGTCGCATTACTCACCGTATCAGTTCCATGCGCTCCACCAACTGCACCACACAGCGAAGTAGCCAGACTTGTTCCACCAAACCAAGTCGCTCCTCCTGACGTCGCCGCAGCTGGCGTCGTCCCAGGAGTACCTCCAGCCCCAATCGCCATATTAATAACTGCTCCACGTGTCAGCGTCAAATTAGCTGACTTGGCATAATGCCCACCCTCTCCACCAGTTCCCACATTACTGCTTGTACTCGTCCCCGCTCCACCACCACCAATGCACTCAACCGAATTAGCTGCATTATTCCAATCAGACGGAACAGTCCAAGTTGTCCCAGATGTAAGAAAAATAGTTGTCATGGGATGTTGTCTTTCAAAGAAAGACAACATCCCATAAGCAGTATTAGAATATATTTCATACTCTCATCGCCAAAATAGTAATCCCTATATCAGCCAATGTGCTGTCACTCGTCGACGGAGCGACGAGTGACAGCACATCCCCAATAGCCAAACTCCCACCTGCACCTGCAAGCGTAGCAGATGTATGCGACCCATTTGTAATTGTCACAGTCCCCAACGCAGTAGTAGTTCCACCAGAAATTTTGTTCAACGTAAACACGGCACTCGCCGTTGCCAGCGTAGCATCATAAACGACCGTTCCAGCCAACGCAGCCGGTATGGTCAAAGCCATCGCTGACGGAGCATTAACCATCGCCCCATTCGCTGGTACGCCCGGAAACGCAAAACTAATCGGAACCTTCTGCACCTCAGCTGGCAACTGAGCATAAGTTATACTTCCTGTTATCGCATTCGCTAGCACAAAAGCAGTCGTCGCAATATTATTCGAATTATCTGCCAACGCCGGTGTCGGCGCAGTCGGCGTCCCCGTCAGCACCGGCGAGTTGAGCGGGGCGTAATTCATATTAGCTGCCCCAGTCACCAGCCCCTTAGCATTAACACTAATACCCTGGAATGTCCCAACATTTGCATTCACATTGGCCAGGGTCGTCGACACAGTCGTCGACCCTGTCCCTACCACATCTCCTGTCAGCGTAATTGGCTGATTACCAGTCAAGAACGAAGCAGTTGCTGTATTCCAGTCTGAAATATCATTATGGTTAAGCGTTACAACTCCCGTCTTCCCAGCCACACTCGAAACCGAGGCCGTCGTAGGCAGCACAACCCAAGCCGCACTCTGCCTTACATAATAATTCCCGTTATTCGGAGCATCCGGAAAAGTAGAAAACCCCGCACTAATATCCGCAGCCAGCTGCTGAAGGTCTTGGCCGGTAGGCATAAGCCGGCCAAGACTAGTATTGAAGCTAGGATACTTTCCAGTCGAGAAAGTCACTTGCTTGCTCCTCAGGCAAAGTCAGCAATCTGCTTCCATTTACCTAGCGTCATACAAATAAACCCAGTCATATGCCCTGCTGCCAGCGAAACAGCCACCGTCCCTGCATTGGCAGCAGTCACCCCGTGTGGGACAATAACGTCCGTGGCCCCCGTATTGGGATTACTCTGCAAATTAAAGATATTCATACTTGCAGCGCCACCATTATACACCCAACAGAGTGCATTCATAATAGCCGGTGGCAGCACAACAGAATCCGCCGCCGTTGCACAGACATCCACCTCATTGAACCCCAGGACGAGTGGAGTCGCCAAAGCAACTCCACCGCCCGCATGAGCCACAACACCATTCACGCAGCCCAGCACCATGTTGAAGAACTTCGACAGCTCTGTCGAATCGATCAACCCAGAACCTCTCCCCGTTTGGAGAGAGGGCAGATACGCCAAATGTGATCCAGGCATCTCAGTCTCCTTGAAGCCTTTCAGGCTTCAAGGAGCCTGAAAAGCAGTTAACGGTCATACAATTTCTCCTCTTAGGAGAAGTCGCCGACCTGCTTCCAGATGCCCTGCGTAGTGCAAATGAACAGGCTCGCATGCCCATTCAGCAGACTCAGCCCAGTCGCACCTGCCACCAGCGCAACCGATCCATGCAGAACAAACTGGTCCAGGATATTATTATTGAACGGATTAGCCTGGGCCACAATCTTCCCAGACAGTCCAGCTGCCGTATTCTGCATGTTGACCCAGACGCTCTACCCCATGACCGCCGGAGGCATGACAACGGAGTCGCCCGTCGTAACCACGGTATCAATCTCATTCATCCCGGTGCTCAACAGCGGCGTTGCCGCTGTTAGAGCACCACCCGCCAGCGCCGTAATATTGTTGGTGACGGGGTTATTTGGAAGTGTATAGACAGACATCTCTCATCCTCTCTCAGTAAGATCTATCCGAGAATATATTATATATTCCCGGCCTACTCAACTCCTGCGGCAGACTCAACTGAGCAATCTGCACAGAAGTATTCTTTATGGCCGCTCTCGCACCCTTTGCAAGATCAGGCAGCGTATCCCCCGGAAATGTCCTCATCCCATAGTGCGGTCTCAGCCGCATCGCCAAATTCGTATAAAACGCATTAAAGTAAATAAACGGCAGCTCAATCAGATCCTGAGCAGTCACAAACTGAAGTGGAAGCTGATCCCTAATAACCACACCAACACCATAAATAGAATTAGTAGGCAGAGGATACAGAAAAATCCTACCAAGTGGCCATGCCGGATCATAATAGTACGCTCCCGGAAAGCTTACCATCCCTTTCAGCGCAATCCTCGCATAGTCCTGCATGCTATCCAGCGCGTACAGCGGATAATCAATCGGCAACCCACCTGACTGTCCAGGCTGTCTCAAGAAGACTGCCTTAATTCGTCTCGGCGCAACCGATGTAGATTGAGTCGGACTAACCAGCGTATTGTTCGGTCCAGTCTCAAACCCTCCCAACACCCCAGCTCCTGGTCCAATCGGAAAATAAAACACCGGAGCTTCCGCAGTCCCTTGATCCAGATCAACCGGTAACAGAGCCCTATCCACTGCCTGCACTGTTATGGTCCGCGTCCTCCAGACCATAAACGTATCTTCGCCCCACTCCTGCAACATCCATTGCAAACGAGCCCAAGCGTCCGCAATCTCCTCCCCAGTAGGACTCTGCCCCTGACCAAGCGCACCACACTCCTTCAGTGCAGCATTGCAAATATCATTGACAGAAGTCGCTAACGGGGTGAGCTGAGACATTTACGCAGCCTTTCCAGGAGTAGGAGCCGGCTTGGAGTCAGGCACCACCTTGCCCTTCATCTCCTCAATCTGCTTCCTCAAAGCAGCAATTTCTTCCGTTTGCAGCTCATGTGTGGTCTTTGGCGGTGCCTTGATATGAGTCTCCGGATTGGCTCTCAGCGCCTGCGCCTCAGTAAAATGCCAGCCCTGCGCAATCAGCTCAGCTTCCTGAGCCTCCGTCTCCACAATGATATTCCGCACTCCCCACACCGCACCCGCATACTTAGGCTTCCCGGTCTCATCAAAGACTGGTCTATTGTCCCGATCCGTGACCAGGATACCCTGCGAAATAAGCTGCAGTTCCCCCTTAGGATGATAGAGCATTTTCGGATACTCTACCGGCCCCTCATAAATAGAGAGCCCATCATTGCTGACTGCCTGGACATTGGCCTTATTCGCCTCAAACAGTCCTCGATCCTCCATCGAATGATAGATAGAGTACACTTTATTCATCCGGTTACGAGCCATTGTCGCCTCCTTCGGAGGCGACAAGGCACGTAACCAAGCCGCCTCTCAGATTGGTATTCACTTCTTGTGCCTTTCAGCTTTAGTCATCTCCCCACGCTTCACGCCCTTCGCAGTGGGTTTATTAGTTCCCTTCTTCAGCTCCCCAGCTTTCTGCAACGTACTGGTCGCCACAGCCCAGGGATTAACCCCTGGGCTTGTCTTCTTGATCGCCTTAACAGCGTCCTCCAAGATCTTCGGCACTACACCCTCCCCTTAGGGGAGGGTGTAGGAGTGGCAGGCTTCTTAACCTCCACGGACCTCTGTACACTTACCGTCGCCGTAGTCGTAGTCTTCGTTTCCGGCTGTTTCACAGGAGGAGCTGCCGGAGCCTTCGGGATAGGCTGCGGCATCTGCTGCTCAGCTCGTAAAGGAATAGCGACCCCATTCGACACAGAGAACGCTGATCCAGCTACATTGACCGCCTCCAGCTTACAGTCAATGGTATGCCCTGCATCCGCTGGAGCAATACTATATTCATTGGAGTCTGTCCCAATATTCGTATTCACATCCCTTCTAAACTGATAATGATAGGTCTGCGGCTCACCTGTCCATTCACCCATCGTACAGTTTAGCATACTCCCAGACTGACTCAGATAAGGAGCATGCTTTACAACCGGAGCCATCGCTGGCTTATCCGGTCCCATCGGCTCCATACTCGGATGCTCCTTAAACCCATTCTTCTTCGCCTCAGCCCTCTCCTCCACATCATACACAATGCACTGTCTAGGCCCATCATAGAGCATCATCGGATATTTCGCACCGACTTCCGGCATGTCCTCCTCCTCTACTGACTCGGGAGGCCAGAATTGGCCTCCCATCTCTTCCAGCATCTCAAACCAGAGGCTCTGCTGTGCAGAGCCTCTCTTTGTTGGTGGCTTATATGACATCCGCCACAACCACGGCCCATTCCGGCCTGATCCACAGATACCCATACAGCACATCCAACCGAGTAATCAGCTGATCAGTCCCGATAAAGTAATCCGTGATCATCCTCATGGAAACCCCGTCAAACTGCTCACGCGCAACCGCATGAACACCCTCTGGAGTCTCCAGATCAGCCGTAGCCAGCGTCACTGCTTCCGGAGCGAACACGAAGTTCTTCCGGTAAACCGAGGATGCAGCCAGTCCATTCGTCGGGTTAACCGCAGCCCCATTAGCCGGGCTCGCAGTCACCGTCTGATACTGGACGGGCAACCCACCAGCAGGCGGTACAACAGCCGGATACAGGAACAGCGAAGTCCCACCAACCGCAAGCGGCTGCGTGACCACAAACTGCTCCAACTGCCCAGTGGTCTGCTTGGTGATCCTATTGACCTTGAATACACCAGCAATGGTCACAATATCGCCCACCGCCAGCGTGCTCGCAGCCGCCGTCACCGCAATCTGCAGCCCAGTTTGATTGGCCCCATTAATAGTCAGCGAACCCTGCGCCATGCTCCCACTCGTATGGGTGATGACGGTCTGGTCCTTCATCCAGATGAAACCGAGCGCATCATACATACGCCCGGTCACATACTGCCGGCCAATCTCCGGTGCCGGGTTAAGCAGGCCAGCCAGCGTGGCAACCATCCTGGCCTCAGTCACCGGATTATTGACAACCTTCCGGTTCTCAATCGGTCCCGAGTTATTATCCAGGTTAGCGCCCGCCAACAGATAAGTTGCTGCAATGGGGCTCAGGATATTCTGACTGGCATCCTGATTAGCCACAAAGTTGCAGATACCACCCTCAGCTCCAGACATGATGTCCGAGGCTACAGACCCAGCCAGATTATTCACCGCCGGAGCTAAAATCCTCCGCGAAAAGTCATCCAAGCTGAGGGTACGCTCCTGGGTGGTGAACGCAATATCCACATGCTTCTGCGTCGCCATTGTGAGCGTAGTATTCTGTTCCGCAGTATCCTGCACTGACAGTGCCGGACCCGTGGTAACAATATAATCATTCGGCAACCTGATCCTCAGCGTATTGCCAATCTTAGCCCCCGCCACCGCAAAGGAGTCATCATATTGCATATCCACATTTTGCAGAAACGCATTGCTATTCTTCCAGAGTCTGACCGCCTCTCGGGTGATCAGATTAATAGTGAGCAGTGTATTAGCCATCAGTCAGTCTCCACCGCAGACTTCGCCTGCGGCGAAGTCTGAGAAACAGTCTTGTGGCAGAGCGACCACTGGTAGACTCTGGAAAGCTTGCTTTGCAAACCTTCCCTCAGGGAGTTACAGTTCCCAGAAACTGGCTAAGAGGCAGGAGCCTTAGCATCTCCGACAGGACATTCGTCCAGAAACTAACGTATACGCCTTTCCGCCGCCTGTTTATTCCGCGCATTCATCCAGTCATCAATCTTCATCTCAGCTCCCCTTTCCGGATCATCCGGCTTCGTCCCCGTCACTGGACTCGTTGACCCGAGCGGCCTGATCGGCTTAGGAGCCTTGCTTGGGGAAGATTGGCCTCCTTCAGAGGCCAACTTTCCCACTTCCATTGCCATTTTCATCGGACTCATCCCCAGTATCCTCGAAGCCGCATTCAGATCCGACCCCAGCTTATGAATAATCGCCTCGGCATCACCTGTCTCCAGGGCAGCCTCCAAAAACAGATTATACTGCTGCAGACTTCTCGCATCCGTCTGATCCACCAGCTGAGTCAACCCACTCAGCCTCACTTGCCAATCCGGATACTTACTTGCACCCCTATTCGCAGCCTCATTGCACCTCGTATTGAAAGCCGTCTGATTTGCAACCAGACTAGCTCTCTCATTAATCATCTGATCAATCTGGGCAGGCGTGAACGCCTGTCCAGTTGCTGGATCAACCGTCTGTTGTCCTGCGGTTGCTCTCGCCTCATAGTCCCTAAGCCTCGCCGTCAGCTTGGCAACTCGATCCACTGCACTCTTCGGCCAGATCCCGGAAGGAGTGTGGGGGGAAGGAGTGGGAGAAGGAGGTGCCCCCTCTTCCTTCCCCCCTGGAGACTCGTCCGGCTTCGCCGTCCGAGTCTCCTCCGCCGTCTGAGAGCCAGGGGGAGTACCGGCATCATCCGAGGCGGTAACTACAACCTTATCATTCTCATCAGCCATTCAGTTTCTCCTTATGAGCCTTTCGGCTCTTCGAGCCGAAAGTCTCAATTTCGGCGTATCCCTGCTGCTTCCCAAGCATCTTCATGTCTCCCCATCTGCAGCGATCTATCCAAAATCAGTGCCTCATGAATCTTCTCTCTCGACGCCTCATCAATCCCCGGTGCAGCAGCCGGATCAAGCATCCGGGCCAGCACAGTCCTCGCTGCCTCGACACCCTTTCCCCAATTATGTTCCAGATAAATCTGCTCCAACTCCTTAGCCGTCGCATCCGGAAACTGCCTCTTAAAGGAAGCCCAGTGCTCATTATGATGCATCAGCGCATCATAACTCTCCATAATAATCCCCACCGCCGCATCCGCTATCATCGGATGCACATGCTTCAGCCTTCGATTGCGCTTCCTTGCTAACTTACCATAAACCGCCTTCGCAGCTTCATCTCTACTGTTCATCGTTCTCTCCTCCTTCATCCGGAACAACCAGTGGCGTCACTCCTCCGGTACCTCTGGCTGCCAACAGATTTCTCGAACTTTTCCTAGCTGGATCAAATGCTGCGTGTGGATGTCTAACCTGATTAGCATGTCTCACAACCAGCTGATCCTGATGCCCACCAATATCACTAATTCCCTTTAACAACACTGCATCATGACCCTGAGCCCACATCTTCTTAATCACTTTCTGCATAGCTGTCGGACCATAACTAGTTCCACCAGCTTCCTTCTTCCAATCTATAACAATTGGGTTATCAGCCCTCACTACATGCGGATTAACATTCGTCCCATACATAGTAGCAATCTTCTTCCCCTCCTTACCCTGTGTCTCAGCCGGGGCTAAAAACAGTCCCGGTTCATTAGTCTTCGTGCTTGGATCTCTATAACCCATCTCAGCCGAGTCCCAAGAGAATGGCCCATGCTGTTTCACACCTCTCCAGAACAGCCAATTCTTATCAATCGGTGCAAATCCCTGCTCCTGCATCCTCTTCATCACCGAGGCATTATCCATCGGCAAATTCCCCGGATTAAATGGCTGCTGTACACCACTTGTCCCCGGTGCAGTCTCATGAGCCAAATTAGACGGAAACGGCACATTATGATCATATGGCTTCATAGTCGGAACAGTCAACGCTGGAATCTGCTGTCCAAATAAATCATTCAACTGGGTCTGCGTAGCGCTTCCACCACCAAACAACGCCTCCTCCGGCGTCACCGGCACAGAAGAAACCGTCTTAACAGACGGTTTCTTCAAAGGTTTCGGAGCAGGAGCCACAGAAATTCCTGGAGCTGCTGTCTTAGGTGTCCATCCAGCAGCAGCCGCAGTCCCTGGCGATTGATTTGACATAACCCAATCATACCAAGATGCATCTGGACCCAGCGCTTTCATCTTCGTCACTACCGCTGGATCTAAACTAGCTGCAGCAGGTGTCTTCAAAACATCCGTCAGCTTATCTGTAAACTTCGGCACACTAGGCGTAACCCCTGTCTTAGCAATTTCTGCATCATGCAAATTCAACGCTTGTTTCCACACCTCTATATTCGGAGTAGGATTTTGAACTCCAGCCAAAGATGCAGCATTTTCTGGAGAAAAAGATCCAGGAGCATAGCCCTTCTCTTTCAAAAATTTCACCGCCTCAGGACTCCACGGAGTAGTCTGTGGCTTCACAGGCTTCGGCCCAGGTACAAATGCCTGCGGCACCTCTTTTTTAGCCTCCTCCATCTTATGCATAGAAGTCGCCAGTGTAGAAATACCAACTCCCGGCGTCCCAGGAGGACTTGCCTTATTAAACTCAGCTGTCCACTCCGGTCCCTTATTAATCATCTGCTGCACAACAGCTGCAGTCTCCGGCTTCAGTGGCGGCTTACTCTTTATCAGACTATCCAAATACTTGACCGCCTTCGGGTTCCACCCCGCCCCAACTCCAGTCTCACCTCCCGGTCCACCCATTATGCTCGCCAAATTAAGTCCTGCCCCTGCATATTCGGATGCTGGTGCTTGCGCACCAGTATCCGAAAACACAGGATAATGCCCCTCTCCATAGACTGGTCCCATTAGCTTATTTACATCTCCAATCACTCCAGCCCCAAATCTTCTTGCCTCCTCTCCCACCGCTGACCCAATCCTGGCAGGCATCGGATGCAGCGGATTAGCAGCATACTGCGCCCAATCCTCAGCATCACTTCCCGCAAACGTCTTCGCCAACATTCTAACAACATTCGACCCCAGCTTCCCAACCATCGTATCCGGCTGAATTGCCGCATCCGTCGGTATGGATGAGGCTGCAGCTAATTTATCTGTATTCGGATCTGGCTGACTCTTTTGATACTCATTCACAACTGGAGAGGCAGGCGAAGCCTGCCTCCGAAATGGATCGTCCTCGACCGGAGTAAAGTCAAAGAGATCAAACACTTAGTATCCGCCTCCTTGTCCGAACCTATGCACAGCCCACGGGTCATACCCTATATTCCTAAATTTCATCTGCGGAAACAAGCTCTTAATCAGCATATATCTCCACAGCTTTTGCATATCAGCCCCTCCGGCGACGGACGTAGCCGTCGCCGGAGCTTCTGTTGGAGTTGAAGTTGGAGCTGCCGCTGGAGCCGGCGCTTCTACAGGCGGCGTGGCACCTGGCACAAAACCACCACCCTGACTGGAACTAGATCCAATAAAGCCAGTCTTTCTCTCCGGCACTTCTTGTTTCAACGGGCCTGGTACATTCTGCACCGTCTTTGGCTTAGGATTGTCCAGAGTATTATCTGGGTCAAATTTGTCTGGCGCACTAATACTCTTAACTGCAGGTCCCACAATTTTCCCATCTCCATCCGTCGCATAAATTCCATCCGGCCTCTGAATGTACGGTCCACCCTGCGGAGACATCTGTCCCGCCTTCGGCGCTTCTCCAAATCCAGGTGCAGTCGAACTAGTCGGAGGCGGCTGTATCGCCCCAGCAATCCTATACGGCTTAAACGGCTGTTCAGCCTGCGTAAACATACTCGGCCCTCCAAACATAGGACCAACAGTCGGAAAATTCTTAGTCGGCGGCGCACTACTTGGCTGACCCATAGTATTTTTACCAAAATTCTTCATCCATTCTTCATGTTTCTGCAAAAAATGAGGATCGTTAATATCAGGTGGCTTTGGCGTCATCTGTGATACCGGTCCACCAGCTGGAGCCCCACCAGGAGCCAACGGTCTTCCCGAAATAGCCTGAACATAATCCAGCGTCTCTTTCGGTATTGGCCCCTTCAACCCTCTCCCAGTCTTCAAATAACTATCCACATTCCCTGGCCCCCAATTATACGCAGCCAGCGCCAGCTGGTCATTCCCATTATACCTCTGCCTCATCTTAGCATAATAACGAGCAGCCCCATTAATACTTGATCTCGGATCATTGACATCTACCCCCTCATCTTTCGCCGTCGCATCCATAAACTGCCCCATTCCCTTCGCTCCAGCCGGGCTTATCGCTTTCGGGTCAAACTGACTTTCCCTATAAATCAGCCTCGTCAGCGTCCCAGGATCAACATTATACTGACTAGCCGCCGAATTAACCATATCCCTATATGGCGCTGCCGCTGCTGCAATACTCACCCCAGCCGGAGCCCTCCCAGGTCCCGCCCCTGCACCAGCCACGGGGACAAGCCCCGTGGCTGGTGCAGATGGCGCAATTAAATCACTCATCCCCTTCATCTGCAACAGCCCCTGCAACGAATTCATATTCATCCCCGTCGAGTCAGGCTCCTCCTGACTCGGCTGCAATTGATTAGGACTTTCTCCTCCTCCCCTCGGACCCGGAATATTAGGCACATTAATCGGCCTCGGCTGTGCAATCTGCTGTGGCTGTATCCCTTGCGTATGAATAGCCGGAACACTCGCCTCAGGCGCAGCCCCAACCCTCGCATAAGCCAGCGGGTCTCCCATAGGCATCAGCGGATTTTGCGCCAGCCCATAATTAGTATTACTAGTCCCACCCTGATAGTCCTCGTCTTCATACGCCATCTCAGCCTCAAAAAGCTAGCGCTTCATTACGGATTTATTCCAGCATTCTCTATAACATTATTCCTTAATGTATTATTAAATGGGCTACTCCCCTGCGCATACTTTGTGGCATTCTTCCTATCAATGGCAGCCTGGCGTGGATCACCTCCAAGGCCCTCAAATTGATCAATCAGCGGCCCTTGCATCCCCGTCAGTCCAGTATTAGGATTATTAAGCGCATTATACACACCAGGATACCCTCCCCCCATAATTTCACTCGCGGCAAACGCTGCCTGCATCTCAGGAGACATATTCCCAGCTGTCAAATTCTGCATATTTACCAAACGACCATTCATCCATTGGTTCATCCCAGTGGCACCCGAACCCGCCTGGTTAACGGCATAAGGATTACCGCCACTCTCCGCCCCTGCGACGGTCGACGCCGCGAATCCAGCATTGGGATTTTTGAACCCGCCAAAGTTCTGAAAAGCATTGGCATAACGATTAAGATTCGCCGCGGCTAAAGCCGGAGGTATATTAGGACTTCCACTAGCTATATTCGCTGCAACGCCTTGCGGGTCCCAGCTACCTCCAGATTGACCCTGCATAAGCGCATTCCTGCCAGCAGTCCCACCAGACACCCAATCCGATCCAATCCCTCCAGACGACTTATCCTTGCTCAATCCAGCGGCAACAAAAGTATCATTCAGCATATTCACAGTAGCTGGATCATACCCACCATTCTGATACCCTTGTCCAGCCCATCCCGGAAATGAGTCATACGGCTCCATAGGAGCCAATGGCGGCCCCGAATAAGCTGACTGCGCCTGGTTCGACACAGGCCCAAACGGGTCATACGGCTCCATAGGCTGATTAGAATCAGTCGGCAACGGAGCCGCCGCCTGAGTCGGCATCGAAGGATTAGGCGTCGCTGCCGGAGCTGCCTGAACAGGAACTGCAGTCGGCTTCGGTGGTGCCGCCGCAGCCTTTTGCGCAGCAAGATCCGCATCGAGCATACGCCCGACATTCTGCATTATTTGAACGCTGGTAGGCATCACATAGCCCCGCTTCGTGGAGCTATATGCAAATACTGCCCAGCCCCAGTTGGGTCTTTCACATACCACTCCCCATCCGGTGCCTGCCTCGCCCCCGGGACTCGAGACGGATGATCTTCAGGCACGCTTGGAGGCGGGCTTCGCCCGCCTCCGGAATTAGGTTGGGCGTCACCTGCCTCTGGCGCCTCCTGACCCAATCCAGGCTTATTCGCCTCAATAATCGGTGCCAGCTGAGTATCCAGCGCATCCTGCACCAGCTGGGTAATCAAGGCCTTAAACTCCTCCGGAGCCATCGGAGCCAGCACCTTCATCCTATCCGTCTCAGCCTTATACGCATCAATATCCCGCATCTCATCCTTACCAACCAGCTTCAGCTGATCCTTGCCCAGCTTATGCAGACTCTCCTCCAAAGCCTTCTGCAGCGCCTGAATAACCTGCTGTTGCTGAGTCTCAGTCGGCGTCGGTCCCTTACCCAGCGCTTGCGGCGGCACCATCCTCTTCAGTCTCTGAGCCGCTTCTTGCGCCTCATCAAAATCCAAACTCTTCAGCAGCAGATCGCCAATCGTCCCCGTCAAATTCGGCGCTTGCGTCAAAATCAGTGTCAGCGCATCCCTACTCTGATCCCTCTTCGTCCCATACTCCGGCCCAACCGTAGCCGCCACATCGTATTTTCCCACTGCCGGATTGAAAATCCTCCGTGCAACCTCCCCCCTATGATCCATCTCTTGAAAGTAAGCCATCCGTGATCCCGGATCAATCTCGACATCTTTCTCAACCCCATCTTCTGCCACCACCTTAAGTACTCTTGCAGTGTCATAGACCTTCGGAATAATATCAATAAGTATCCGTCCGAGACTCTGCAAGGACGCTTCGTAATTATCCTGAAAATGATACGTGGAAGTATCACTCTGATCCTGCCTCTGCTTAATAGCCTCCCCAGTCCGCTCATTGCCCTGCATCCCCATCTGGTTCTGCCATTGGCCGCTCGACATCATCAGCCAGTTGAAAGCCCGATCCATCATATCAGCATAAGCTGGACTCGTGGTCGGCGGCTGTACCCTCTGAGGCAGCGCTTGAGGCGGAATATCATCTCCCTCCGAGTCCTTATGCCTAAACGGCAACCAGGCCGAGTTAGTCGTATTAGCCCTCTCCCAGTAATTCTCCAGTCCAGCAAACGCATCCACAGATCCTGTCCACGGAGTCTTGCCCTGCATCGCAATATGTTCAACCTGGGAAGACGCATTATAATTAAACATCCTCTGCGCATCCTTCATGGACCGCGTATGCCCCTTCCTATCCAGCCTCCCCCGAAAAGCAAACTCCTCCCCCTTCACTGGCACAAACGGTATTCTCTGCCCAATCCACAACTGATAAGGATTACCCTCATCATCCTCCGGGTCATCCTCCTCGCCTACAGCCCTATTTCCCACGATAAAATATCTTCTCACCTCCGGGGACACAATCGTCCTCGTCTTGGTCAACGGATCATCCAGAACAGTCTCATGCCCTTTCATCTTCTCCAGCTGACTCTTCTTCATCTGGGACCGCTTCCCATTCGGCCCCACAAAACTCACCAGCTGATCCTCTTTCGAAACCTTAACAAAATACTCCATCACAATGCATCTATCATCATGCTCCAGCTCTTCCGGCCCAACCTGCAACGGAGACCTCTCCCACGGCCCTTGCCCTGGATAAAGATCATCCAGCTCCTCTGGCAGCATCCTATCAAACGCAAACAGAAACTTCGCGTCCGAACAATCCGCCATCTTACAGTCCGGATCGACATAAACAGTCAGCGGATCTAACACTGGCCTCAGGAAGACTTCTTGATCGAAGGTGTCGTCGCCAGCGTAATCCGTGGCAACTCTGATCCAGCCAATTCCACCGTCAATTTGCCATTTTCTCGCTGGAGCGTATACCGACGCCTGAGCCTGGCTTTGGTATTCAATTCTTCTGATGAGGTCTCGAAAAACGGAAGCACTCTCAGCAGTAGCTCCATTTCCCACCCCGACAACTCGAACGGATGACTTGTTTCTTCTGAGTCCATTGCCAATCTGCAAATTATGTTGTCTGACCACATTAATAGTGAGACACGGCTTCGCCGCCGTATCTCTAGCAGCCCTTAATGTGTCCGGCCACTGCCAGCCATTATCACTATCCGCATTCGCAAACTGCACATCGGCGATGAACCTCCGCCGAAAATCACTCTCCCATTCTTGACAGCGATCCCACCTATCCCGTGCTTGATCCAGCACCACATTCCCAGTCAGCGCACTTCGAAGAGGTTGGGACAAGCCCAACCTCTTCGAAGAAGCATGAGAAACTGTGCTAGCCAAACTCATCGCTCACACCCTCCTGAAGTTTGAGCAAGCTTGTCTTGCTCAAACTTCATAATCCCATCCACCCCAAGTTAGGAGCTAAATCTCTCCACTTATTAACTACTGCATTCCCTAACCTTCGTCCAATATCCTGCTCCTCGCCCCTATCAAAGTACGGATCTTTAATCGTCACCGCCATATACCTCAGCGCATCAGCCGCATGACTCGCCCAATCATGCACTGGATCTTTCCCCAACTGCCCAGGCCTATTGTCCCGTGCCTCCTCCTCAATCTTAAATCTATAATGCCTCAGCGCATTCAGCCCATCCTCGCACTTATCCTCGTCAAACCACATATTCGGAAACAGCATTCTCACCATATTGCGCCCATCCACTGGAGCAATAGATCTCGCAATCCTGACTCTCTTAGGATAAACGGCCGCAATCTGCTCCTTTATGGTTTTCCGCATCCCAAGCTTTTTATGTTCCGCGTCGAACGGCAATACATGCAGCCCATAGACATAGTGTCTATTCTGCAGAACATCCATAAAGTGCTCCACATCCTCCCCGGTAGCCTCGTAATAATCAAGTATGCGAATCTGCATTGCCACTTGTTGCACAAACCAGATTGATGTGCAATCCCTCTTCCCCAAATCCCAGTATGTATCCACAGGGACAGTTCGTTCCCACGGAACGGTTGCAATCCTCCCCTCTTCCGCAGCTTTCCGCAATTCTTTGGCATAAACCACCCCCTCCAGAATCTGCAAACAATGCCCTTCCCAAACATTCAAATAATAGTCATAATCCCTTTCCTTATCCGCCTGCATATCCTTCTTCAGCACCTCAGGAAACCAGGGATTATCCCTATAAGTCATCTTACAAACAAACGCGGACTCATTCTCCAACATAATACTGGCCCCAAGCGGTTCGGTGAACCTCCTAGGCCCAACCGGACTAAGACTTGCATCCTTCACAAACCTCTGATAAGTGTAATCTGTCTCCAGCTCAGGATTGAAAGTGAGCCAAATCTCCGATCCCTCATTCCTTATGGTCGGTATGAGTACTCCCCAAGAGTTCTTCCTGACCTTCACCGCCTCCTCAACCCAACAAATATCTATGCCCTCATAGCTCTTTATTCGATTAACATTATTCCTAATCCCTTCAAAATTAAATTCAGTCCCATTCGCCCCATAGATCTTCGTTTTCTGCACATCATAGAAATTGCCCCACCCCAGCGCCTCAATCTGGTCCTTAAGCACCTTATAAACGGAGTCATCAATCGAGTTCTGATACTCCCTAACGCACAAAATCCTAGTCGCCTTCTCTCTCCCAATCACCAGCAGTGCCCTAGCACACCCCCAAGACCTCCCTGCACCTCTCCCACCCCACCGAAC